ACCGAAACAGATGAAGATGGGTTAATAGAAAGTGGGGTATATGAGTTTGCTCAAACTTTTATATACGATGGAAATCAAGAGTCTTTGCCGTTTGCATACACAGCTACTCATACTATAGCGGAGGAAAATGAATTTAAGGCCCTGTCTGTTAATATAGCTACCGTTGGGCCATACGATGAAAGAATATCTGGTGGTAGGCTATACATAAGAAAGCAGGGAGGGGACTCTGAGTACATTATGCTATTGGATATAGACTTAGGAAAAGGTTGTAGGACAAAACTATCGGATAGTTATAC